TGCTTATGGAGTAAAATGGATTGGAATGATTAAACCTGGACTGTGCTTTTCCGGATGTCGGTTAATGGCCGTGCTTTGCAACGGCTGCAGGGAACAGAGTTTCGCATATTTGTTGAACCGGAAGTTTACTGGGGGATTGGTTGAAATCCCCGACTTTTGGGAAAATTACGCACTAACGGGCCGCTGCGCCGTCGATCCCGAACACACCGAGCATTTTAGAAACGACGACACGCGCTGGCAGTATGACGGCAACCATCGGCGCTGTCTTTGGTGTGGCGAGTTTAGCCAGATTCTCAAAAAATGGCAGGAGACGGTTGACCGCGAGAAATGGGTAGCAATGCCCAACAAATCGCTGGTGGCGACTAAAGAACGCGCCACAACTTATCAATTGGATCCAGTTCTAAACCGCCACAACGGCCCACGACCGGAGTCACGGGCAGAAATCGGGGTTTAGGAAACAGCAATCCACCAGCCTTCGGTTCCCCGATAACGATGACCCCCCACGCAAAATTGACCGTACTCGCTACGCACAAGCGCCTGGTTATATTCCATGTGTTATTTCAGGAACATCAATCTCAGACGGAGAAAAAATCCGCATAAACTTCACGCCGTCTCTGTATGTGGCCCCGTCATACCAAGCAACGTTACCATCCGTCTGTATCCATGACATCTCAATGTGCCATTGTTCCTCGTTGTGCATTACATCAAAATCACACCGTTCTTTTCTGTTCGCTTCCATTTGTAACCTCCAGTTTTAGATTATCAAATATTTTTTTATCAACTGCCGGGCAGACTCAGCCATCGGGCGGCCCTGTTCCCACCCCTCCACTGTGCGGGGGGATACGGCGGCGATCTCTGCCAGATCCGCGACCGACAGGCCGAGGAGTTTGCGGAGAGGTTGAATATCTGCCTCAGATTCCAGGCGGATCTCCTCCCGATAAAATCCGGCGCGGTACCCGAACTGGAAATCCCGGCGAAATTCTCCATTCCGGCAGTTCAGAAATTTCATATGCTCCTCAACCGTGCCGAAATTTTCCCAGATTTTTACCTCCTGGTGATGCAGCCGGCGCAGACCGCGCTGAAACCCGCGCCAGAAATCGGCGCGGTCAGGGTCTACCCGCTGAAATATTCTGGCCATTCCCAATAACGATTGAAATTGTTTTTTATCCATTAGATTATCCCCTTGTTGCCACTTAAGGCACCTGCTAAGTATGTACGTGGATGGTCTCGGATGTATTCTCCTTTAGTGTATTTTCCCATTTTGTGTCCTTTCCCGCGTGTAGGATGCGCGGCCCCCGGGAAAAAGGTTAAAGGTTATAAGCTTTGACAGTTAGTTTCATATAACACTTTAGCGGATGGCCCACCATGCAACTGCCATGATTTATTATTATACGTCGGGACAAGACCCTGCCTCCAGAGGACAGCGCATGGTTGATAAGGACATATGCCTCTCTTGTGATTTATATATTTCCATACTTTTATATTCAGAAACAATGAGCCAATATAAGCCCTGACCGAAGCCCAGACCGAATCCCCGACCGAAGCCCAGACCGAATCCCAGACCGAATCCCCGACCGAATCCCCGACCGAATCCCAGACCGAATCCCTGACCAAATTCCTGACCGAATCCCCGACCGAACCCCTGACCGAATTCCAGACCGAATTCCAGACCGAATTCCAGACCGAATCCCCGACCGAAGCCCAGACCGAATCCCCGACCGAACCCCTGACCGAATCCCAGGCTTTCAATAACCGAATATGTTCATCCGTAATCTGTGGCGGGGGTATTTCAAATGGATAAATTGGGTTTGAGGCTTCCGAATAACTCCAGCCAAAAAGAGTATCCAGGTCTATTATCTCTTCTAAAACCCTAATAGCCTGATACCGTATTTTGTGTTTATCCCCTGCAATACGAGAAATGCCTCTTACCTTAAAAGCTCGACAGGGTATTTTTGCGCCAACAAAACAATCATTGGGGTTTTTTGACGCATGTATTCCCCGACCACATGAACCACTTTCGGGCGGGTCATAATCTTTAACCCTGATTATTTTCCCAATATTATCAGCATAATTGATCGTCCCGGAATAAAAATCAGTTCCATCAAGATGTGTAAGTTTATACATTTTTTTCACCTCCGTTTCCTGATGTCTCGGTTGATAATATCTATCAAATACAGCGCGGCCCCCAGAGTCATAGGGGTTGACCTATAATCCCGGTAGGTCACGAGCCAAATAAACGGGCTGTGGGTTGGGTGTAATGTTGGCATGTATTTTCTAAAGGCCCATTTGGGCATACAGCCTATTATTGGCTTCCTGCTCGTGCTTCTTTTCGATTTTGAGAGCGGCTTTACTCACGGCTGTCATAGCCGCCTGGATCTCATTAATCAAAGCATAGCATTCGTCCTGATCTTTGCCGCGACTGACATTTTTGGCATCCGCCGCCATATCGTAGAGTTTAATTTTCTGGGCATCGAGGTTAGCGACGATCAGTCTCAGGTCTTGCTCTCTTTTGATTTCGTAATTTTCCATTTTTGGTCCTTTCCCGCGTGTAGGATGCGCGGCCCCCCGGAAAGTTAATGGTTAACAATTTTTTTGACTTGGTCTTGATACCAAGTCCCGTTATCATTTATTTTTTCCAAAAATTCCGCAACCGCGAGCGGATATTGAGTGCTCGGCGTCGGAGCGCTGCCGCTCCAATAAGAGTCAGAGCTAAACCCTGGCGCATTGTTAACAGCTCGGGTCCAGGCGGCTATGCCTGGTACAACCCAACCGCCATGAGTGTTTTTATTGCGTGCATAGCGGCTACCCTCTTTTGCCGGCAGCAAACTCTCAATTTTGCGTTGCCGCGTTAAAATCAAAACGCGATTTTTTACAAGTTCATCAGTCATTTCTCTAATCGATTTTTTTGTCATTTTTTTATCCTTTCCCGCGTGTAGGATGCGCGGCCCCCGGAATTAGTTGGCCTCGTGATTTAAACGATCCATTTTGCGATATCCGATAATGATAACAGGGTTATGTCAAAAATATCGCAGGTTACATCATTGTAGATATCTTCCATATTTCCCAGATGGATTAGCTCCTGGAACCAGCATCGAAACATCATCTCAATCCCTCCTATTAAATGTTATTGTTAATTACAATATATACGCTATTTACGTACATGTCAAGCTTTTTTTTCACTGTTTTTTAAAAAAAGTGGGGTTTTTGTGAAACTAAATGCATAAATCTCTGTTTTTATATGCACTTTTTGGGTGCTCAAAAACTGAACGGTACCCCAAAAACGTGAGACTCCCATATGGGATTTTACGAGACTCCGGATTTGACAAGATCATTTTAATGTGATTTAGTGATAGAATGACTAAACCTGTAGTGACTCTGGCCGAAATGAATGGGCCTGATCTAGTCGAGCGGGCATGCAGGAAGCACGGCTTGACCATGAAACGATGGGTCGAGCTTTTGGTGCGTGAGCTGGGCGCAACTGAAACCAAAACGATCAAGGTCAGAGGCAAGGTCCAGCCGCATCAATTATCATCTACATCCGGATCCAGGATAGTCGGTGGCAATAGTGAGGAGACCATCATCCAATGGGATGAGGTCAACTGGCCGATCAGGCAACGAGCCAGAATCGAGGCCCAGAAAATGCTCGGGCACTACATGCCGTCACAGCATCAATTCCCCGACAAAAATGGCATTCCACAGGCAATCGGCCTGACCAGCCTGGAGGCAGCAACCAAACTGCTATACCTATTGACCGAGGCCAAAGCCCGGAAGGATGGCAATGGAGACAGCGGCACATAAAATTAGCGAGATAGCCAGCCTCATCGATTGCCTCACAGAAGATGAACGGGCAGAGATCAACGAGCTCTTATCATCCAACACTCCCATCTGGGTGCCGCAACCCGGTCCCCAAACCGATGCCTATCAGTCGCCGGCCGACATTCTCTATTACGGAGGGTCAGCAGGTGGCGGCAAAACCGACCTACTCCTGGGCCTCGCGCTCACCTCACATCGCATATCAATGTTATTCCGCCGGGAGGGCGTGCAGAACATCTCAATGATCAACCGCCTGCTGGATGAGATTCTACATTCTCGTCGGCATTGGAACGGGCAAAAGGCCACCTGGCAGAATGGTGGTCATCAAATTAGATTCCACAGCTGCAAAGATGCCGGTGACGAGATCAAGTTCCAGGGCCACAATAGCGATCTCAAGGGGTTCGACGAGATCACCCATTTCCTCGAGTCTCAATTCAGGTTTTTGTGCGGCTGGTTACGGGACGCGCAAAACCCCGCCCAGCGGACACGGATAGTGTGTACCGGCAATCCCCCGACAAATGAGGAGGGGCAGTGGGTTACAAGGTACTGGGGCGCGTGGTTGGACAAAAGCCACCCTCATCCGGCCGAACCGGGAGAGCTACGCTGGTACACAACGATTGGTGGCAAAGATGTTGAATGTAAAGATGGGTCCCCTTTCCGGCGTGACGGCGAGATCATCCAACCCCTATCCAGGACCTTCATCCCATCCAAAGTTCAGGACAATGTTTTCCTGATGGCTACAGGCTATCAGTCTATCCTACAGGCACTACCCGAGCCGTTACGGTCTCAAATGCTCCATGGTGATTTCACCGCCGGTGTCGAGGATAGCGTATGGCAGGTGATTCCCACGGCCTGGGTTGAGGCGGCCATGGCCCGGTGGGAGCCGGAGGGCAAGACCAAAATCCATGAGGGCCGGATCGAGCCTGATATGACATCCTGCGGCCTGGACGTGGCCCGAGGTGGATCGGATCAGACCATCGTGTCAACTCGATATGGTAATTGGTATGACAGGCTATCAGTATTCCCGGGAGCGGCTACCCCGGATGGGGCGAGTAGTGCCGGGGTAGCAATATCATGCATCAGGGACCGGGCTCCGATACATGTTGATATCATCGGCATAGGGGCCTCGACCTATGATCATCTCAAGAGCAATGAAGTCCAGGTCATCGCGGTCAATGGTGCCGGCGGCCCGGAACCAGGGGCATTGGATAAGGCGACTAGGAGCCTCAAGTTCCGGAACTACCGTGCTCAGATATGGTGGCAGTTCCGGGAAACCCTGGACCCCAAGACCGGGGCCAATATCGCCCTGCCCCCGGATCAAGAACTGAAAGCGGATTTGTGCGCTCCAACATGGTTTTTGACGCCCCAGGGGATACAGATTGAGAGCAAGGAGCAGATCATCCACGGGCCACGACTCCACAAAACCAGCAGGGCACTGGGGAGGTCCCCGGATAAGGGGGACGCGGTTGTGTATTGCAGTATCAACACGGTCAAGGAGGCGGTGTTCCTCGATATTATGCGGGGCCATGAAGAGAACTATGACCCATTAACCTTCGGGTTGAATGATGAGCAAGGGCCGGATGAGGATAACCCATTTCGGATTGGATGAAAGGAGGAATCAATGAGCCAAGAGAGAAAGATTGACGAAATATTCGGGAGACCGATTGATTACGAACTCACGATCACAGTTCTCGCGCCGGATATGACGGGTAAGCAGGGTTTGATATTGAAAGGCGTGGCTGACACGGACACAATACTAAAGATCTTGGTCAATGCAATGGGGTCCGCGCTAATAGCAAAGGATAAGGCTAAAGCCAAGGCGATCAAACCATCGGTATTGTTGGTGGGT